AAGCAACACCACGCGAGCCAACTACTTTGTAAGTCTTTCTAGTTATCCAAACTACAAAAGATATTAGCCAACTATGGACTTCAACAGTTTCATGATCCCCGACTTTGTCTGGGGTCTACGAGTCACGACGACCGCGAAGATAGCATTAGCTGTCATTCTGGGCATCGTGAGCCTGTTGCTCCTAGAACAAGTCGCCCGCGCTTTGCGCTGGGTGGGCCGCCACTCGAAAGGCCTATTCAGCAAGATCCGTAAGTGGCTTGTCCGCAAACTCAACCTTGAGATTCACCGGCCGGCGCCTGAACATTTAAACGAAGTTCCGCACGGCCAAGTTATCACTTGTCTTGATGGCCGCAACAACCCAATCGCCCTTGTAAAGGTGAACGGGAAAGCTGTGGCGCAATTCAAATTGAACAATTCGATTCCTAGTTTCTCACACTCATATGTCCAAGAGATGGCAGCCCCTGGCTCCCAGCCGTTGCGCCCTGCGCAGGTTCGGGAAACTCGCTATGCTATCGTCTTTTCGGATGGCCAAAAGACCATTGGTTCCGGGTTCGCCATCAGCTTGATGCGTAAAACCCCTATCATTGTGACTGCTGACCATGTGTACCGCGCCTCCAAATTTATGCGTGGAGCACACTCTGAGGATTGGGTTTCTCTGGAGGGCCTGCAAGGATACACATGTTCCGACGTGCGTTTCCTAGTGGGAACACCAGACTTGCTTTCTAGGATGTCGGTCCGTACTAGGCCAGCACCCACAAATCTCCACCGAGGTAACGGGGACATCTTCCTTAACCGCGAGAAGGGCTTTAGAGCCCCTTGCACGTTTGAAGATGTGTTGTTCTCGAAACCCTTTGAAGATTTTTCGTTCACACACGTGTCGTGCACCCAGCCGGGTGACAGTGGTTCCCCCATTTTGGTGGGTAGGGGCTCTGTTCCAGTTGCAGTGCATGTAGGTGCAAGTTCTATCAAAGGCAAGAATATTGCCGTGGCCTTGTACCCTTTGATCCGTTTGTTGTTCCGCAATGATCTTGACGGGGACAAAGAGCAGTCGATGATGACTAACGAGTCAGACGACCGCTATGAGTCCATGTTCAAGTATCTTCCTGCTGATGACTTCTATGATGTCTACAGCAAGAAAGAGCGTCGAGCATACAGACTTCGAGGCGTGAAGGAAGTGACGCGAGGTTATGGTGTAACCGACAAGGGAGTGTACACGGTTTATCCGTTGGGACACCCTTTGGATGAGCTTGAGGAGACTTGGGGAGATATTTCCGACGATGCCTCGCTCCCGGATTATGACCCCCTCTTCCTCCGTGAACGTTCAACAGCTTCTCCATCAAAGGCCGTGGCCCCGGGGTGTAAAAACCCCGAGCGGTCCAGCCCTGTAGTGGACCAGGAGCCCGCAGAGTACTCGGCCCTCGCCGATAGAACCGCGGAGAGCTCCTCGGTTCAGTCGAAATCTTCGGATTTTCGGCGTCGGTCCCGCTGCCCCCCCGGCAGGACCGACTATACAATGGAGGGGGTGATGTCGAGTCTATCAGCCCAACCAAGTCCACCCTGCTCTTCAACCAAGCAGGCACCCCGGTCGAGACCTACTTCGGTCTCCCGGCAATTGGAACAGTTGACGTTGCGTCTCGAGGAGGTCGAAAGAAGAAACGAGGCGCTCTCAGCGCCGACGTCCTCTCAAAGTTCCCTGTCCTCGCAGGGTACAAATTTCCCCCCCCGACAGGACTCGCCCTCGCTGGAGCTCTTGAGCTCGCTGTTGGTGGAGCAACTGCAACGCGCCCCTTCAACGCCGGCCCCTCAGGTGGAGAAATCCACCTCGGCCGCTGGAGCCCCCCCGCGGCTTTCAGGTCCCCGTCAAGAGAAGCCTTCGCGCAACTCGCGGCGTCGGCGATCGAAAGCGTCAAACGGAGTAGTAGTCCCGGGTGGCCGCTCAAACAATACGTCGCCAACAACGAACAAGCAATAGAGAATTTCCGTCCGGAGATAATCGAAGCTGTAGTTGATAGGCTGACGTTGATGTGCACCAAGTCTTCTGCAGGCCTTACGCCGCAGGAATTGGTGGAGCAAGGCTGGCGGGACGTTGTCACGCCTTTCTTGAAGGATGAACCCCATCCGCCGAGGAAGGCTGACGTGGGGGCGTGGCGTTCAGTTATGTGTGTGAGTCTCGTCGACCAAGTGGTCGAGAGGTGTATCTACACGAGACTGATCGCCGCGTTGAAGAGTGAGTTTCCTCACTCCGATGCGTTGCTAGGAATGAGTTTCACAGATGAAGCTACGCAGGTATTCTTCGACAAGATGCGCGAAGACCTCGGAGACGATTTCGTTACTACGGACGTCTCCGGTTGGGAGCGCTCTCTTGGCGCAGAGTACGTTTACGAGGCTGCTGAATCCTGCATTCGTTCCGCGGAGGACCCAACTCCGCTATGGGACAATGCTGTTCGCAATCATGTGTATGGCCTGGTTCGCCCAGTGTTCATCGTGCCTAAAGGTGGCACATATGTTTTGTTGACGAGGATGAAGGAAGGTGGTATGCTTTCCGGCAGTTTCGTTACGAGTCTCTTCAATACGCTAGCTCGCTTAGACGCCTCCAAGCAGGCCGGGTCCATTAGGGCCAAGGCCGCCGGAGATGACGCTGGCGAGCGATTCCCACCGAATTACGATTTTGTGGGCGCGTATGAGAAGCTAGGGTTCAAGATCCGTCTCTCGGACTACCATAGTCCCGATGACTTTGAGTTTTGTTCTCACCGGTATCGCCTGGGGAAAGCTGACCAATGTCCGCTAACCTCGTGGTTGAAACTGTTGCTGAGATATAACTTGCTTGTCAAAGTGGATCCTGAGCAGTATTATGCTGCTCTCCATGAGACGAGACACAACCTGGAGAAAGATTCGTTGCACGCCATCTTTGAGACTGTGTATGCTGCGTCAAATGTCACCGACTCGGAGGCGGAGTTGGGACAAAATAGCGTACATACAAACATCGAGAAGTCTAACGATGCCAAACACCAAGAACCGATCCCGGAATGCGCGCCGCCGCAGTCAGAAGAAGACGTCTTCTGTCAAGTTGAAACAGAACTTTGGAGCTCCGAGCAGGAATGCTAGGAGCTCCATGGCGGCGACGGCGGTCGCCGGGGACCATGCGCACACTGTGGCCATTTCGAATCCATTTTCGGAACAAGCCGTAGGAGCGAAACTCCCCGACGAGAACTCGACGAAGTCTGTAGCCGTGACCATTCGTGATACCTTCACCATGGCCACTGATGCGAATGGACGAGCGGATTGTGCTGTGGGCCCTAATGTGGCCCTGGCCACGTATACTCACGCCGCGACGAGTGGCTCCGCAGGTGTTAACACCTGGGCAGCCGGACAAACTCTGACCGACGTTGCCGCTTACCAAGCGGCCTTTGACAAGTTCAGGATTGTCGGGTGGGGCTTGAAGGTTACCAACCTGGAGCCCCCGACGACCCAGAGCGGCTACTTTCGGATTATTACATGTCCGGAAAGTCCTACGTCGACTGCGCCGTTTGTAACTAACGGAGGTTTGCATGAAGATATCAAGATTTTCCCTGGCAGTGAAATGGACATCCATTGGATTTCCAAGAGTCAGGGAGCTGAGTTCAAAGATTACGTTCCCTGGACAGGAGCAACTGTACCATCGTGGGACCACTGCCATATTCGATATGAAGGTGGGCCTGCGTCTAAGGCTGCAGCTGTGTTAGTCCAGGTGGTCTATCACTTGGAATGCCAGATTGAACTAGGTTCCGTTTCCGCCACGATGGCTACAGCGGCAGCGCCACATAAACCACATGTGATGACTGCAGCCGCTAACACGTTGGCGAAGCACGGAGGCGCCCACGCGGGCGTCAGCTTTGGTGGTATTATCAGCCGCTTCGCCAAATCGGCGTTGATGGGCGCGGTAAACCACTTTCTGCCTGGTTTCTCCCGGCCCAGCTATCCTGCTATCATGAATGTAGATTAATCGGAGACTTAAGGTCTATAAACTTACAATAACCAGTGGGAACACTTTAAATTCCAATACCAGTGGAGACACTTTAAATCTCTTTTACCAGTGGTAAGACACTCTAAACTCTAGTGGAAACACTTTAAATTTCTTAACTAGTGGTAAGACACTCTAAAGTCTAGTGCGAAGACACTATAAATACCGGGCGAAAGCCTGTTACTGGGTTCCAGTGAAATGTCGAAGATAAAGCTACCCTCACTCTGGATGAAAGGCTACCCTAGGTAAGCAACCTGTATGACCC